GTAGTCTTATCTTTTTTTTGATCACAGTTATGTCTTGCTCTAAACGAGGCACGTCTACCAGGATCATCTCTTTTGATTTCCATGTTAGGATCACCAAATTTTACCTGTATAACATTACCCTTTTTGTTTTTAACATAGACACCAAACTTACGGTCACTACCAGTTGGTAATCTGAAAGGGTCATTAAGTTTGACTTTACGACCCTGGTATTCTGCTTCAGATATACCTTCTAGTTCATGCTCGTAAACCATTCCCTCACAGACAAGATCAATACGTTCTACTTCTTTTCTTGTTTTCATTATTTACCTCTTACTTTCGCGGCTAAGTCTTTGTCTGCTTTACCCCAAGTGCCAGATGATTTAGTTACGAAACTGTTCACTCTTGCCATACCCCATTGTTGTGGTGTAGTGCCAGGTCTGTGTCCAGTTCTCCATGCCGCCATGCCTCTGTTATATACTTTCATCAATATACCATATGGCATGCCAGATTTTGCCGCTTTCTTTTTGACGCCCTCATTCTCTGCCAATAGTTCATCTAACATTTCAGATACTGTCTGATCTAGTTTAACTCTATACTCAGTGCCGTATTCATCTTTGTATTGATTGATAGTATCGTCCATTTCTGACCATGCTTTGATGTCTTTGATTTCTTCTTTTACATCTTCACCAAACATCTTCTTAAATTTCTTTGTATGTCTACTTGGTCTTGTTTTTGCTGAAGCATCACCAGGCGCTGGTTTGTAAGCACTAGGGTCATCATCGCTTTTCTTTGAACCTTTATCAAAGTGTCTTGCTCTTGCTAATTTAGTTGATTTTGAGAAATCACCTTTACCAGGTTTTTGATAGTAAACCGCAGGTTGTGTGCCAGGTCTATCTTTGATATCTGGATCTTGTCCACCAAAAGCAGTTTTCTTTCTCTCATCATCATGTTTCTTTTCGTTTATACTTTCTGCTTTTATTTCAGCACCATAATAGTTTTTCATATCTATGGCAAATTTATTAAGGTCAGCACCTTTACCATCTATTTTAAAACTTCCATCTCTCATTTTATCAATTCTGAAACCAGTATGTTTACCAAATCTCATTATGTCTTTCATCATTTCTTTTCTTTTTGATGGACTTTTAACAGTGACTATCATCTTTTTAAATTCATCAAGTTCTACTTCTTCAAACTTTTGAAACTTACGTTTACCAACTAATGTTCCATAGTCTCTTACTTGACCAGGTGTTTTGATATTGAAAGTTCTCATTGTTTTGATTTGATCTGCTTGATCAGGTCCTTGTGTCCAAGTATTTACGTTAGCAATCTTAGGTTGACCAGGTGTTTCAATTGGTAACTTTCTTTCTCTTTTCTTTGTTGCCTTTTCAGTTTCTTTTTCTTCATCGTCTGTATTTTTTCGTTGCTGATCTTTCGCACTATCATTGTCTTTGTTTTGTTTAATTTCTTCTTCAAATGATGAAAATGATTTTAGTTGTTTGCTATTCTTTTGTAATACTAGTTTTTTCTTGTCAACGTTTTCTGTCTGTAATTCTGTATCAATAATCTCTGCTGGTTGTATATCATCTAAAAATGCTTTCTCTACACCACCATCTTCCATTTCATATTGAACATAATTTGGTCCACGTTTAATAATTGTACCCACATTACGATTTGATAATACTTCAATCTTTTCACCCATTAAATAAATTTCATTGTTGTGGTACTGTTCTCTAATATCTTTCAATTCATCGTTGTCACTAGGTGGTAGTATTTCTTCGTTTACTCCCATACCTTTTTTTAAGTCTTTAAATAATTTCATGGCGTCATTCTCCCTTGTGCCTGCGATAAGTCCTGCTCTAAAACTTTTGAAGTCATTTCTCATAGCAAAATCTCTCATCTTACTAGCACTCATGCCAGTCATGCCAGTTGCGTCTGGGTCTCTTGCCCCGGCGCTCACTACTTCAATTGTGTCAAAGTTATATTCCTTACCATTATACTGTTTTGTTAGTCTTTTAAATTCTGCGACCCTATCACTACCCGCAACCATTACAACGTCTGTATATTTTTTGTCAAATCTATTTTTCAATATTTCCATAAATGTTCTCTCTCTACCTGTTGCTGGTAAAATTTGTATGCCTACTGGATACATTTTTTTGAGATAGTCAATCTTTTGCTTTACACTTAGTGGATTCTTTTTACGATCCTGTGTAGCACTCACATATAGCACAGGTAAACCTTTTACTCTTTTTGCCATAGTGATAACTCTATCAATAAGTTTTTGATGACCAATAGTTGGCGGGTTCATACGACCAAAAGCAAATACGACAGATTGCTTTCGCCCTACACCCTTTCTCAATAACTCACTTAACTTTTTCATTTGTACTTGTCACTTACTTTCTTTGTGCCATCTGCTCTAGGTATTAGACCTTTTGCTTTTAAATGTGCTTTATCTGTAAAGCCTGCTTTTCCTGCTTTATATCTTTTCATAGCATCAGCAGTATTTGGTGCCGCTTCTAACCATTGTTTAAAAGTTTTACTTTCACCTCTTGCTGTTTTAAAGTCACTTGCCTTTGGCGCACCTTTACTACCAGGTTTTCTCATCTTTTCACCAGACCCTCTTTTTATTCGTTCTCTTTTCTTATGAATATTTTTCCACAAACTCATTACTCGCCCCCTCCGTTGCCACCAGCGTTACCATTACCGCCAGCGTTGCCGTTACCGCCATTACCATTCGCACCGTTACCATTACCATTGCCGTTGCCATTACCTTGATCACCACTTGTATTTTGTGGTTCTTGTTTTGGTCCTGGTCCTATTCTACCATAGTAAGCATACTTTCTAAATTTAGGCACACATACTTTAAGTTTCTCATCGTACTTGTATCCTGGCGGACACTTTTTCTTTTCTGTAAATTCTTTGAATGTAAACATCAACCCCCACCTTTCGCAATCATTATTGCCGCCATGTAATCGTTAGCATCTTTTTCATTCTTATAAACTTTCTTTAATTCTTTAGCATGTTTACCACCTGGTGTCAACACTCTTTTTTTGTTTTTAAATTTATCAGCATATACACCGTAACCACCACCTGGCATTTTTCGTACATCTTCTAACCACTGTTTAAATGTTAACACTTCTTGCCCCCTTTTCCCAGTTCTTACCAGTTGTAAAGTTCGCTATACTAAACTCTAATCTGTCAACTAGTTTTACTGCTTTACCTTTTTTATCTACTGCTACATAACCTTCTGGATTTGTTGCTTTTAATCCATTGCCATCTCTTACAAATGTGCCTATAGATTTTGCTTTATTAAGTTTATCAATAATCATCTTCTTTGCTGTCTGTAAAGTTTTGTATGTAGCACATGCCATGTATATACTTGTTTGATGATCATCAATAAATTTAAGACCAGTATCTTGTATTGTTTGATATTTCTCTTTTGCTTTTTCTGTTTTTACTCTATCTATTTCTTTTTGTGTTCTCTCACCGTAAAATGATTTGAAATTAGTTGCTGTTTCTTTTGTAGATGGTAGATCAGTTGCGGCACGTATAAAACTGTTTAGATATGCTTTGAGTTGTACACCAATAGATAATGGATTTTTTTCTACTTTGATTTTGTTAAGTAGTTCTTTACCTTTACCTAAACTACCTTGTGCCATGTTTAATAGTTTTTGTAGTTGTTGACTTTCACCTATTGTCATTAGTGAATTACCAGATACATCTTTATATGAAGCATCATCAAACCACACACTTGGTGATCTTCTTAGTTTAGATACGTCAGCACCAAACTTAGCGTTCATCTTATCAAAAGATTTACCTGTGTATGTTGTATGAAATACGATACCAAGTTTTGATCTTGCTATCTTACGACCAAACGGTGTATTCTCTGGCACCATATAGACAATGGTGTTAGGTTGAAAAGAAATCATTTGTTCAGATTTACCACTACTATCTTTGTATGTTGACATCTTTTTACCAGATGATGTGAACATCAAATCACCTTGTAATATTTGTTTTATGCCTAATGATGGTAAATATTGTAAACATTCACGGAGAATATTTTGTAATTCACCTGTGTGATTGTTTCTTATATCTTGTATTGATTTATTGACTTTGGGATTTTTATTGAATACTGCTTTTGTGCCAACAAAGAATTTGCCGTCACGTGGATCTGGACCACAAACAATCGCTGGTGCGCCATCCCATTTAACAGATACATTGACTTTACTGGACCTAGATCCAGATAACATGTCTTTTAATGACGATAAAAAGTTGATAGCATTTACACCACCATCGTAACCATTATTGATTATATCGTCTTCCGCATGTTCTAAATGCGTATTCTTGCCTTCTATTAAGTCTATCATAACTCCCATTCATATACTAAAATAACTATTTAGTCAATGAGAAAGTTTGGTATACCCCCATTTACTTGCCAGACTTGATGTTTATTATGCCATTCCGCAAATTCTTTTGCTTTTTCTCTAAAATTAAAGACTTTCACTGTTCTTTCTTTGTTCTCAACGACAGCGAACTCATAAGACTTGCCCTTACGTTTAGTCTTTACAGAATACTCAATACTTGAAGTTTTGGAACTTCTTGTACTTTTCTTCTGGACTTTCTTCCGTCTTTTCAAGGTTGTGTTCGACATATTTCTCCTGTTCTGGTTGTATTAAGTTTTGTGCCTGTTGTTCAATATCAAACAATTTCATTCTTGCTCTATCAACACCAATAATAAATTTACGATTTACTGTTGGGTCATTATATCTGTTCTTTAATTGTTTGACTAACATTTGACCTGCTCGTTCTAATTCTTCACTACTAATTAAGGCAAACATAAAATCAGCAGTAGCGGGCAAACCAAAACTTTCTGAAGTGTCTTCTAACCCAATGTCACTAGATACAAAACCAGATCTAGTTGTTTGTGTTGCTGTTACAATAGGTACATCTAGTTCTACAGCAAGACCACGCATTTCTTCAGCGATTGCTTTGACATAGGTATATGAGTTCACATTACTACCAGGTTTAAATCTACTAGACGCACATATATTGATATAGTCAACAAAGATTAAATCTGGTTTGAAAGTTCTTTTAAGTGCCAACTCATTGACTAATGCTCGATAGTGATTGACACCAGCACTAGCAGTTGGATATTCTTTGATAATTAATGTACCTGTAGTTTTAGATTGTAGAGAAGTAATCTTATCATTGA